CATTTGTTTTTCAATGATTGGTCCACGATTTGGCCAATGAATGTATGGTTGACTTGCAGTTTTATAGAGATTAGTCAGAAAAGGCATGATAATCTTTTCTACTTGTTGAAGTCGTGCTTTGTATTCTTCAACTGTTTCATCTTTCTCTGCAATGACTGCTTGATACTCAACTTCGTCTACTGCTGAAAAACCAAAATCGTCATCTGCATATTCTGCTAAAATTTTATTGATATCATATTCCATTATCGGTCCCACGCTTTCTGTGCTGTAAAGTTCTTATGACTGAACTCTAATCTATCTACCAGTTTTAATGCTTTACCAAGATGATCAACTGCAACAAAACCTTCTGGCGCTGTAATACGAAATCCATCGTCTGTGCGAACGAATGTACCAATGCTTCTAATTGTTTCTAACTTGCGAATGATCATCAACTTGGCATCAACAATCAGATTCATCAAATCAAATATCTGTTTTAACTGAATTGCATTTGACCGATAGAAGCGCATCACTTCATTTTTTTCCTTAATGCGTTTTTGTTTTGTGTCATTTTTCTTTGCTGCAAGAATTTCTTTGTTTAGTTTTGCTTCAACATAATTCATAAGTTCTTGTGTGTGAATTCTGGTATCAGCAATCTTTTTACCTTCACGAACTTTTGTGTTGTTGAATGTTTTGATTTGTGTAAGAAACACTTCCGATGCAGCAATACGATTTAACGTAAGTGCAGGTATAGACTGAAACACACGCCCTGCATTTGATAGTATAGATGTAATTGCTGCTGTTTCTTCTGCGGTAAACGTTGCAGAACCAGATGCATCAGTAAATGATGCATCACGAAACCACACATCTTTAGTTGGCTTCAAATGCCCGATGTCAATGTTAAATGATGCTTTCATTGTCTCTAATGTTTTACCTGAATATGATGTGTGAAACACAACACCAATCTGTGCAGCAAGCATTGTTTTTGCTAACTTTGATTCCACTGGCACTGCATAAACAATCGTATTTGGTTGAAAAATAATATACTCTTCACCATCAATTGTCTCTGTCTTGATATCACCTTTGCTGAACATCATATCACCTTGTAGCACACCTTTGATACCTAACTTAGGTAAGAATGCAAGTGCAAGTTTGAGTTTTTCATTCAATCCACCACTTGGATGATTTTCATCAATGTCTTTATCAGTATAATTTAATTTTGCATTTTTTGCAAACACTGATTTGGTTCCAACAAAAAATTTGCCGTTCTCTGGATTTGTGCCAGCAAAGATAGCAGGTGCGCCATCCCATTTAGTCGTGACGTTTATCTTTGAACCAGTGTGGCCGGCAAGCATATTACGCAATGAACGTAGAAAGTTTATTGCTTCACGACCACCAGATACACCAGCATTCAATACATTATCTTCAAGATGTTCCAAATGAACATTCTTACCTTCTTTACTTTCTTTTAGATAGTCCATGAATTTCATTAAAGTTGTATTCCTAATTTATCTTTTACTCTATCAAATGCGGCTTTACTTCTAAAAACATAATTTTGATTTGTTACGGTGTCTCCCGCCTCTATTGTGGATTGCATTTTAAAAATAGGAACACCATCTTTCATTCCCATTTTAACAATGTTCAAATCTTGAAAAGTTTGACGCATAATAAAATCAAAATCAAAATCGGATGATGCGATAAACTTGATCATACCATAAACAACATTTGTACTTGTATATGCTTTTTTACCTGTTTGAAAATCTTTTTTTTCTTTGGCTGGCACTTGAGTTGCATCTATAATAAATTTGTTTAGAAATGTTGTATAAGGTGAAACTTTAGATAAAGAAATTTCTGTTATTTTGGAATCTTTATTTTTTTCTATTTTAGTGGCATCTTGTTCAAAGTTGACTCCTGCAAACATTTTTTGAAGTTCCGTAGAAGGAATATCAAATCCTCTTGCTGTGGAGTTTTCTGATATCAAATCTCCAAATGCAACAACAACCCCCTCATACATGGAATATTTTGTTAAATTCTCAACAACTTTTATTTCTTTTTTATATTTACTAAATTCTTGATCATCTTTCATAGAATCAAGTCTTTCCATAATTAACTTTGGTGCTAAGGTGTTTGAACCTCCAGTTAAAGCCTTAGAACTGAACCCATAATGATGTTCATTTTTGATGAAGAAATCAAATATTTCATAATTTTGTCGGACTGGAAATACTATGTTATGAATGTTTCTACTTTTTAGAAATTTGATTGCAAAATAGGGACCCAGCACTTCTCCAAAATCCGTAATTATTTTTTTTTCAGGAATTTCTTTTCCGCTGTTGACGTATAAATTTTTTAGAGTTTTACCATCAATTTTTTCGTCCATGAAATCTACTAAACCTTTCAGATAAGATTTAGAATTTTTCAGAATTTTTTTACTTTTGTCTATTTGTGTCTTTAGAGTTTCAGAATATTTTTTTACAGGAAACACCCAAAATTTATCATTTTTAGCCCTAACCAGAGTAGGAACATCTTGAGTGGCTAATCCATCAAATAAATCTCCTGGTTGTAACATAATAAGTCTCCTTTTCTGATTAATGACTTATTATTTATACTTTAAACCCTCCGAACTTATTGCCTGACGTTCGTTCACGTTCACCAAAAGTATTCAGCGGCTTGTCCGGCGGCACTTGACCGGTGTCTATCAAATCATTTTGTGCAGCCTGTTCTACATCATACAGTTTCATCTTCGCCCTGTCAATACCCACGACAAATCTTTTGAAATAGTTCGGATCATTATACCGATTCTTGAGTTGCTTGATCATTATTTGATTCAATTGTTGCAACTCTTCGGTACTTATCAAAGCGAACATAAAGTCTGCGGTCGCTGGCAGCCCGAACGATTCTGACGTGTCCTCAAGCCCAGGATCGCTCGAGGTAAAGCCTGAACGAGTTGTCTGTGTCGCAGATACTATCGGTACATCAAACTCGACCGCTAGACCCCTCAATTCTTCTGCAATCGCCTTAATATAAGAATAACTATTTACGTTAGCACCGGGCTTGATTCTGGCACTTGCACAAATGTTAAGATAGTCGATGAAGATGATGTCAGGTTGGAAACTTTTCTTGAGTTGCAATTCATTTAACAATGCACGAAAGTGGAGTGCTGATGCTGCTGCGGTAGGATATTCTTTAATGATAAGTTTGCCTTGTGTATTAACTTTGAGTGCAGAGAACTTACGATCATAGTCTTGCTTTGAAATTGAATTCAAGTCTGCAATATCAATGTTCAGAAGATTGGCATCAATACGTTCAGCAATTCTTTCTTCGGCCATTTCAAGTGTGATGTACAATACATTCAAACCTTGGGCTAGACAAGAACCCGCAACGTGACACATGAACAAAGATTTACCAACACCAGTGCCAGCAAGTGCAATGTTTAGCGTTTTCTTTGGTAAGCCACCTTTGGTAATCTTATTGAACAAATCAAGGTCAAATGGTATCTTTGTTTCATGACGGTGATAAAATTCATATCGCTCATCAGAGTCATCGATGTAATCGTGACCAACAGACCTGTCAAATGATACACCAAGTGCGTCACTCAACAACTTTGGTATCATGCCCTTGTCTTCTTTATTTACTTTATCATCAAGAATTTTGACAGACTTCATGATGGCATTATAGATTGCTTTATCTTGACAAAACTTTTCAGTTTGCTTGATTAACCATTCTGTGTCGGTAGGATCATCCTTGTCGGCATTGATTTCACGAATCAACTGAACTGAATCACGAACTTGATCATCAGTAAGTTTTTTAGATTCTGTGAAGTTGATTACAAGTGATTCGTAGGTTGGAAGATGTTTGAACTGATTCATGTGTTCATTAATTTCATTGAACACAATTTTATCTATGTTGTCTGTGAAGTATTCTGTTTTTATGAAGGGTAAAATTTTTCTTGTATAATCTTCATTAAAGATTAAGTTCTTCAGAATCGTAGTTTCTAGTCTTTTCATTAGGTGTTTCCAAAAATATCTCTGTGAGTATGTCACCTATCATTGTAACAAACTCTTCATCATTTTGCAAGTCATTCATGTCAAAAGATGATGAATTGATGATTGTGTAATCGAATGAGAGTCTGGCAAAACTACCTTCTTCAACAATCTTTGCTTTGCCATAATGATAAATGACACCAGCATATTTGCCTTCGAGTATGCTGATGTCAGATATTTCGCTGTGATCGGAATCTAGAAATCGAAAATCTTTATTGATCCGATACTTCGGCTTCTTCTTCCACGGGTACAGTTTCTCCCATAAGGCTACTATAAGTGATTTCATATTTTTTCCTTACGAATTCTTTGAAACGTTCATCAGCAAGAATGTCTTTCCAGAACTCCTCTGTTTGTGTATCTGCAAAACGTTTCTTATCTAAGATTTCACCCGTTTCTTGATCTACTTTGGCATACCAACCATTACTAGGTTTGGATACGAAATTACTTTCGAGTGCAATATCAAGTAGACCAGACCACTTGTTAATGCCACCATCAAAAGACACAGTAACAGGTATTTTAGATTTTTCTCTAACATATCTACTTTTTTCCACGTTAATAATAAAGTTATAGCCAACAATCTCTGTACCATCTTTGTCTTGTTGACGACCGAGAATCCAAAT